TCTTAAATCAAATTCAACCTAAAGTATTCTGGGGTGAAAACGCTCCAAGGTTAGCGAGTAAGATGGGTGAACCCGTAGTCGAAAGATTACGAAAGGTTGGTGAAGAAGCTGGTTACACGTTTACGATCTATAAGACCATGTCAAAGCTACATGGGTTAAGCCAGGTACGTGATAGAACATTTTATTTTTTCTGGAAGGGTGAAAAATCACCGGTACTTGAATATATAAATCGTGTACCTGAAAACATTGAGGATACTATTCGTTCGGTTGGTCGTAACTCAGATGATCCAATGGATATTCTTACAAACGAACAGGTGCCATCACATAATCCTTTCTATAAGTATGTGCTCGAAGAAATAGAAGGTGGTATCACTCACCAAGAGTTTGCAAGCAAGATTGAAAAAACAACAAACCCACAAGATTATATCGAAGAACGAAACATCCCTTACAGCAAAGTTAGTGAGTGGATGAAAACAAAAGGCTTTGATAGAGATGCTGCCAAGGCTGAGCGTATGCACGCTAAGTTAAAGAGTGGCGGCAACATCATGAGAAAGATGACAACCATACCGAAAGGTTTGATTGGAGCTTTCGTTGGCCATATGCCAACAGCACTTACACATCCCGATGAAGATAGATATCTTACAATTAGAGAAGCAATGGAAATTATGAAGCTTCCACGTGATTTTGTTCTTCAGGGTGGAAGAAAGAATCTGAATATGATATGTCAAAACGTTCCCGTTACCACTGCGGAAGATATGGCACATCAGGTGAAGGCCTTCATTGAAGGAAGGCTAGACAATAAAATGATCGAGACTAAATTCTTAATTCAAGATAATAGAAAACAATCTTACAGTTATGAAAAAAACAGTTTACAACTCGATCAATTTATGGTATAATATACAAGTTTGATAAGGAGAGTTTTATGTCGATTATGGACAAACTAAAGACCAATTCCAAAGTAAAGACTACTGAGGTATTGGCAGAATCTAAGTTTTTTACAGAAAAAGATATGATTGCAACCGATGTGCCTATGATGAACGTAGCACTATCAGGTTCAGTCGATGGTGGTCTCGCACCTGGTCTAACAGTGTTAGCTGGTCCGTCTAAACATTTTAAGACTTCATTCGCTTTGATCATGGCAAGTGCATACCTCAAGAAGTATAAGGATGCTGTGCTACTATTCTATGATTCAGAGTTTGGTTCACCTGAAAATTATTTTAAGATGTACGATATTGATACGAATCGAGTTCTTCATACACCTATCACGAATGTTGAAGAACTAAAGTTCGATATTATTGCGCAAATGGAAGGGTTGGATCGTAAAGATAATGTGATTATTGTTATCGATTCAGTCGGTAACCTTGCATCTAAGAAAGAACTCGAAGATGCTATCAATGAAAAGTCTGTGGCTGATATGTCACGGGCAAAAGCACTCAAGGGTTTGTTCCGTATGTGTACACCATACTTAAACATGAAGAACATTCCATTGATCGCTGTTAACCATACATATCAAGAGATTGGTTTGTTCCCGAAAGCAATCGTATCTGGTGGTACAGGTATCTATTACTCAGCCGACAATATCTGGATTATTGGTCGTCGGCAGAATAAGAAAGGTACAGAAGTAACCGGTTATGATTTTGTAGTGAATGTAGAGAAATCACGCTATGTTAAAGAAAAGTCGAAGATTCCTATTAGTGTCAGTTGGGAAGGCGGAGTACAAAAGTGGTCTGGCTTGCTTGACGTTGCTATGCAAGGTAAATATGTGGCTAAGCCATCTGCAGGCTGGTATTGCCGCGTTGACCAGGAAACTGGTGAACTATCTGAGTCTAAAGTACGAGAAGCCCAGACTCTGGAGGAAGATTTTTGGAAACCAATCTTTGAAGAAACAAACTTCGCCGAATACTTAACCGAGTGTTATAAGATCGGTGGAAAAGCAGTACTTGAAGACTTCGAGGAAGTAGCATGAAGGAAGGTACAGACTACGTTCTGATCGAACCTGATAGAGAATCTGATCCTTGGCATGCTCGGATTCTCACGGGTGAGTTTCCTGAGACTGTCATTCAATTTGGTGCCATCGCTCTTAACGAAGAGATTGGTGCGTTATCTTTTGATTTTGCAGTAATTTCAAGTCCTGATCCAGAAGCAGTAGTCGAAAATGTAGCCCTACAGAATGTAGCTCACGATATTCTTCAAAGCGTATTTGATATAGCTTTAGATGAAGGATTCGCTAGAGTTACTGATAGAGAAACAGGTAAAGAAATCGAGTACTGGAAAGATGAAGATATTAATAATGGGACTGAGCGGTAGTGGTAAGACTACCGTAGCTGAACCACTCGCTGATCTGATTGGTGGTGTACACTTAAACGCTGATGCTATCCGTACAAAGTACGACGACTGGGACTTTACACCTGAAGGTCGGCTACGTCAAGCTGAAAGAATGTTACACTTGGCTGATGGAGTTGAAATGGCTGGTAAGATCGCTGTCGCTGACTTTATTGCTCCAACTGAACAAACACGTCAGATTTTTAACGCTGACTACACCATATGGATGGACACCATTGACAACTCAGGGTTTCCTGATACTGATCAAATGTTTGAGCCACCAATGGAAGTCAACTATCATGTGAATAAATGGTTTGAAGATACGCATCAGCAGTTGGTCAAGGTGGTAAACAACTATATGCTCAGGCAGCAAGATAAACCTACGGAAAGATTGTAATGAATTTTAACAAACCAACATCTCAAATGCTTGGACGGTTTCAACCTTGGCATCGTGGCCATACCGAACTCTTCAAAAGAATGCACGCTGAAACAGGCCAGGTTGCGATTATGATTCGGGACATGCCGATTGACGATGATAACCCTTTGCTTTACTCAGAGGTAATGGAAAATATCTTAGAAGCTTTGGAAGAAGAGGGGTTTACAAAAGCCGAAGACTATGTTATAATGATAGTACCAAATATAACTAACATCGGTTATGGTCGTGATGTTGGATACTCGATTACACAGTATGATTTAGGCGAGGAGATCCACAAGATCTCCGCAACGGAAATTCGGAATGCAAACAAACATAGAACAAACAATACTACGGAATCTTCTGACTAACGAACGATACATGCGGAAGGTTCTTCCGTTTATCAAACCAGATTATTTCCAAGGTGTATATAAGACTTTATTTAAGGAAGCAGGTAAGTACGTAGCAAAGTACAACAAACTTCCTTCACACGAATCTATGGCCATTGAACTTCAGGACGCTAGTATGTCCGCTGAACAGTTTCAAATGGCTATGGATATTGTTCCTCAACTTTTTACAAACGAAAAGATTGATGAGCAATGGTTGCTCGATAGTACTGAAAAGTGGTGTCAGGATCGAGCGATTTACAATTCCATCATGGAGTCCATTAGCATTATCGATGGAAAACATGAAACTCTCACTAAGAATGCGCTCCCGGATCTTTTACAGAAAGCTCTGGGAGTTGCGTTCGATACCAATGTTGGTCACGACTATATCAACCAAGCGGGAGAACGCTATGAGTTCTATCATAAAGAAGAAGACCGTATTCCTTTTGATCTCGAATATTTTAACAGAATTACAAAAGGAGGTGTTCCGAGTAAAACTCTTAACATTGCTCTTGCTGGTACTGGCGTCGGTAAATCTTTATTTATGTGTCACGTTGCTTCAAGCGCTCTCATAGAAGGTCGTAATGTTCTATACATTACGATGGAAATGGCTGAGGAAAGAATCGCTGAACGTATCGATGCTAACCTGTTGAACGTACCAATCGATCAACTTGAAAACATGCCGAAAGATATGTTCACCGAGAAAGTAAAGAACCTAGCGCGTAAGACAACGGGTAACTTAATCGTAAAAGAATACCCAACCGGTTCAGCACATGCTGGTCATTTTAGAGCTCTGTTGAATGAACTGAAACTCAAGAAACAATTCGAACCAGATATTATCTTTGTCGATTATCTTAATATCTGTGCTTCATCAAGAATGAAAGGAATGGGAGGATCGATCAATTCATACACTTACATTAAAGCAATTGCTGAAGAATTACGTGGCCTTGCGGTCGAGTTCGACCTACCGATCTTCTCTGCAACGCAAACGACTCGTTCTGGTTATTCTAACACGGATGTTGGGCTTGAAGATACGTCCGAGTCTTTTGGATTACCCGCTACGGCCGATCTAATGTTTGCTTTGATCTCAACCGAGGAACTTGATAAAGACGGTCAGATCATGGTTAAACAGTTGAAGAATCGTTATAACGATCCAACCCTACATAAAAGATTTGTGATCGGTATCGATCGAGCAAAGATGCGTCTACACGATGTAGAAGAAACTCAACAAACATTAGTTGATGATACTCCAGTCTTTGATAGTTCAAAAGCAGGTGAAAAGATTGCAAACGAAAAGTTTGGAGACTTTAAACTATGAGTGGAAAAAAAGAAGAAACATTAGTTATACTGATGGAAGAATGTAGTGAGGTTATCAAAGAAGCCAGTAAGATACTTAGGTTCGGTGGTGATACAGATAAATTATGTGAAGAACTCGGTGACATACTTTGCATGGTAGAACTTACTGCTAAGAATCTAGATATTCCATACGAAGATATTGAAGATGGATATTATCACAAGTACAACAAACTTTATGAATGGAGTAACATCACATGAGTGTAAGGCTTATCAGTTATTCAAAACCACCAGAGGAACTCTATGTCGGTAACGATGTCCAAGAACTTATCGCGTATACAGCCCGTGTATCGAACCCCTCGAACCAAGATAACACCGAAACCTCGGAAAAATTATTACGATACCTCATTAGAGAAAAACATTGGTCACCATTTGAAATGGTTAGCGCTTGCTTAGAAGTTACCACAACTCGTGATATTGCTCGTCAGTTGTTAAGGCATAGATCATTTTCTTTTCAAGAGTTTTCTCAAAGATACGCTGACCCAACTCAAGATCTTAATTTTGTGACGAGAGAAGCTCGACTACAGGATACAAAGAATCGTCAAAACAGTATTGAAAATGACGATATGGCATTAGAGGATGAATGGGCAAATAAACAAATGGCAGTTATTGAAACTACAAAGATGGCGTATAATTGGGCTATTGAAAATGGTATTGCTAAAGAACAAGCACGGGCAGTATTACCTGAAGGTATTATGGAATCTCGATTGTACGTGAACGGTACGCTACGATCTTGGATTCATTATATTGATCTACGCTCAGGACATGGTACACAGAAAGAACATATTGAGTTAGCTAGAGAATGTGCCGATGCTCTAGAACCAATCTTCCCTATGATAAAAGAATTTAAAAAATGAGGATGTCTTTGTTTTTATTGAATAATTCTGTGCACTTTTTTGTTTACTTTTCAAAAGAATTGTAGTATAATATATCTATAAAATGAAAAGAGGAGATATTTTATGCAAAAGTTTGATTTCAGAGAAATTCCACTTCCTATCTGGAAAGAAATCGTTGAGTTTTGTCAGGAACTTCGTTATGAACATGATGCAAAGGGAGTTCAATATATCGTAGCTAAAGAACTTGGTTATGAGATCGATGAGATGGATGCAGCTCTAGCTTCAGTGAGGTCTTAATATGGGTATGTCAAGTTACGTAATGGATTGCGAAGATAAGTTCCTCGATGAGGTATCTGCTCGTATTGGTGGATGCGAATCAGTTGGTGAACTAATGGAAAGTCTTAAAAAAGATGGTTGCTATGATTTGATGGTTCATTTTGGCCAACGTTGGTCAATTGATGATTACGTTGAAGAAATTTGGAATGAGTATTGGAGTGAATATGCCAGCGCAGTATAAAATAGTTGTAGGTGAAACAATCGCCACTGAAAATTTTAATATTCCACGTAATGAGTTTGTAGCTCTATCGTGGGAGATCGCCAAGAAAGATAATGAAGTTCATCGTGCTGCGATAGAGCACTATGATCTCATTCAAGAAGAATTAAAGGAGTATGAATATGTCATCAAGAATTGAATACGCGTTTCGTGAAGATGAACTGATCGACGAAATGATGGACTACATCAACTCTACTTATGACGCTCACTATTCGCAAAACCAATACCAATCGACCGAGATCATTGAAGA